ACCATCTGGATTGATAGACCGTGCGGGCGTCTCTGCCCGCTGTGGAGAGCCAGAGAGGTGTCGCACTCGAGGTGGCGAACGCCCTTGACCTGGTACGCCCGGATTTTTCCACACTCGAACTTGCGATCCGAGCTGCCACCTCCACACGTCACGAAGCGATTCCCTAGTCTCGGCCATGCGCTGTTGTGCTCGCATCTTTGGTCCGAAGGCGTGACGACTCAATCCCGCTCTAACCGGGGAACTAGCGCCGTGCGTAGCGTCGAGGATTATTCACCCGCACCCGCTGGACTTCTTGCACGTCTCGGGAACGCCACCATTGCACACGACTCGCGAACGAAGGGGGTATGGACGCCTTCCCTAGTTTGTGAACATTCTCACAAGGAAATGCTTGACTTCTTCGAGACGACGCGATTACCCTGACGTTGATGGCAACCGATCCCCAGTCCGACATCCTGATTGAGGAGCTCGTCTGCGGCGACTGCGGGGTGCCTGGCGACGCTAGGCTTCCCATCCCTCCCGCACCGGGCGTCGCCAATGTCTTCGTACTCCCGGCCGGGTGGAACTTCGCCTTTTCGGTGACGCGGGGAATCATGGTGCCACTCTGCCCCGAGTGCTGGGACGACTGATGAAAAAAGGCGACCTCGTAAAGGTCATCAACTCCGAGACGATGCGTGGCAGGATCGTCGAGACGCGCGTGGCACACTGCATCACGGTCGGCTCCAAGTCCTTCTGGTACGCTGAGGGCGACCTTGAACCCGAGATGAGCGATGCCCAGCGCGACGCCATCGAGCATGGCAAGACCTTGGAGGGAGTTGGATGAGCGACAGCACCTTTTCCTGGCACTGCCGCGACTGCAAGATCTGGTCGAAGTCGTTCGCGACCGAGAAGGAGCGCGACAAGGCGGCCGAGCAGCACCGGACCGACTGTTGGGGCGTCTTCCATGTCGCCTAAGAGTCGACTTCAGCGCCGCCCGCGCGCCCTCAAGGCCATCCGAAAGGCCATGCGTCAGCAGATCAAGGACGAATACGGCTACGACCAGTTCGGGCTGCCGTCCCTGCCGAAGCGCAAGTGGGCCAAAGGACGCTCCATCCCCGAAATTCGCGTCGCCCGCGAGTTTTTCGCCACGTCGCACCCAGTCGGCCCCTGCAAAGTCGAGCATCGCGCCGTCATCGGTCTCAAGGGTCGCTGATGCCGCTCATATTTCGCACGATGGAAGATCTTGAGTTGTACATCGAATGGCTCGATCTGCTGGGTTGCGACGGTCTCGTCGCCGTATAACCGAATTTGTCCTACGGTCGTGTTGTATTTGACCACATCTGTCGTACCCCCTTCCCTAGCGTGAACTATCACTAGGGTCCTCGTTCATGGCGAAACTGTCGAAATCCCAGCGTGCGTCGCTCCCGGCAAGTGATTTCGCCGGGCCGCACCGCTCGTTTCCAGTTAACGACGTCAATCATGCCCGCGCCGCCCTTCTCGACGTGAACAAGGCCCACGGCCTGACCTCGACCGAGAAGTCCGAGATACGCGAAGAGGCCCGCAAGGAACTCCACCGAAGCCACCCGCTGCCGAAAAAGAAGTAATGAGCACGCCGGGCCTCGGGCTCGCCGTTCCGTCGAAGATAGGCCAACTGTCCGCTGAGGAGCGCAAGAATCTCCCGACCGAAGACCGCCGAGCCGAGGTCTTCCTCCTCCACTCGATGGGCTGGACCCAGACGCGCATGTCCGAGCACTTCGGCGTCACGCAGGCCACCATCTCGAAAGACCTCGGCATCGAGCAGCGACGTCGACACGACCGAGCCCAGAACGTCGAAGAGGAGATCGGTCGCATTGCCGGAGTCATGGAGCGCGTCGTCGAAAAGGCGTGGGACGCCCATCATGAGGCGTTCGCGGTCAATCCGAACGGGGTCGCAGCGTCGAACTACCTGAAACTGGTGGTGGACGCCGCCGAGAAGCTCGCCCATATCCTCGGCCTCGACATCCCCGTCAAGAAGGGCAAGTCCGGCGACGGCAAGACCCGTGTCATAGTCCGCATCGGCGGCCAGGGCGACCAGCCCGCCATCGACGTCGGCTTCGAGCATGACACCGGAGAGTTGACGCCATGAGTCCCCGACGCGCGGGCATCGACCTCGCCAACGAGGAGCATGTCGATGAGTTCGAGTTCCAACTCGACCTCCATCCGGCCCAGGAAGAGGTCTGGAACTCCAAGGCTCGCTTCAAGGTCGTCGCTGCCGGTCGCCGCTTCGGCAAGACGGTCCTCGGAACGGCGAAAATACTCGTCGCCGCCACGCGTCACCCAAAGTCGGTCTCTCTGTGGGTCTCGCCCTCGCACAGCCAGTCGCGCATGGCCCTCGACATGGTGGCTGGGATCGTCCCGCCTCAGTACCGAGAGGTCAACCGGACGTTCTCTGAAATCTACCTGCCCAATGGCTCCAAGATCGTCTTTCGGTCTGGTGAGCGCTGGGACAACCTTCGTGGAGATGGGCTCGTATGCGCCGTTCTTGATGAGGCTGCGTTCCTAGACGAGCGCGTGTGGACTGAGGCCGTGCGCCCGGCCTTATCGGACCACAGGGGGGAAGCCCTGCTCATCTCCACGTTCAACGGAGAGAACTGGTTCTATCGCTACTTCCGCAACGCGATAGAGGCCGACAACACGCACTGGGAGTCGTTCCGGTATCTGACCGAGGATAACCCCTTCATCGACCCCGAGGAGATCGAAGAGGCCAAGCGCAACCTGCCGCGCGAAGTCTTCGAGCAGGAGTACATGGCCTCGCCCATGGCCTTCTCCGGCGCCGTCTTCGACGCGGCCAAGATCGACGCCGCCTACGAGATGGGTAAGGACTTCAAGATTCCCGACGAGACCTTCCGACCGATGCCCCACGCGATGTTCGCTGGCGAGGCCGTCATCGTCGAGCACGCCTATCCGGCCGAGGCGGGACTCGACTGGGGCTGGCTCAACACGGTCATCGAGATATGCGTCGAGATGCCGGACGGCAAGGTCGCCTGGGTTCACGAGAAGGTCTATGAGCGTATCGAACTCAACGAACGCTGCGAGGCCATAGCCATGCTCTGTCGCAACTACAACGTCAAGACGGTCTACTGCGACGCAGCCGGCGCGAGCGAGAACGTGACACTGGCGCGCATCTTCGAGCGATTCGGTGTCCAGACCTACGTCCAGCCGGTCCCCTTCGCGACCTTCAAGAAACTGGGAATTCAGACGCGCGCGTTCTACCTCGAGCAAGGCAGGGAGATCCTCACCAAGGCGTGCCCAGGACTCAAAATAGACAGCAAGAGTTACCACTACGACGACTCGGGTGAGAAGCCAGCGAAGGGCGACGATCACACGGTCGACGCCGCCACAGCCTTCTACGCGAGCCGAAGTGACGTGCTCGGCGGATTTCTGGGAGAACATGAAATGATTGGGGTTGCCTGATGGGCGTACTTGACAAACTGCGAAATGCCTTCCAGGAGGAACAGACCTGGCCGCCCCAAGAGGTCCGCGACAAGTGGAACGAGATCGAGTCGTACCGCACTAGGTACGCCAACGACCGCGGCAAGATGATTCAGGCGAACCCCAACATCGCGACCAACAACTCGCGCGTCGAAATCTATGTCCCTGTGCCGTGGCCTCGCGAACTGTGTCGCTTCTCGGCGGCACTGCTGTTCTCGACGACGCCGAAGATCACGTCGAAGAGTGACCAGACATCGCTCGAGAGCATCGAGCAGGTCAACGACATCGGGGCCTTTGCGGTGCAGGGTGGTGTCGATGTCGCGCGCGAGGGGCGCCTGGGAATCCGCGTCATCGTCGACCCCGCCATCGACGCGAAGGTTCCACTGCTGGCGCTGGTGCCCGAGGACAACATCCTGTGGGACATCCGCCACGGCCGCTTCTATGCCGGTGGCACCGTCATCATCGAGCGCAAGCACCCCAAGGATGACAAGGTGGTCTACCGCCTCTTCGAGGAGCACACGGTCGGTCTCGTGACGCGCGTGCTCTACAAGGGTTCGGACCACGAACTCGGCAAGATCGTTCCCCTCACCGACGTCCCCGACTTCGCCGACCTGCCGCCCGAGACCATCACGGGTCTGGACAAGCCAACCCTCATCCCCTGGGAGAACATCCCCGGCCACGAGTCCGACCTCTTGGGTCTCGGCCCGGTCTTTGACACGCTGAACGAGGCCGAATCGCTTCTCCTCGGCCGAGCGCGCAAGGCCCAGCCCCAGACCTTCGTCGACCGCTCCATCCTGGATGACACCGGCAAACTGGACATGGAGGGCTACCACGTCGTCGGCGGTTCGAGGATGCGACTGCCCATCGGCACGACGGGATTCGAGACCATCAAGACTGTCGACCCCAAGGTGGAGATGGCCGACCAGATCAACTACAACAACCACCTGACCCAACTCCTCGTCACCTGCGCTGGTTACGCGCCGCTCACCTGGGGCATCGAGGGTCAGACGGCTTCGATCCAGCGTGCGGTGTCGGGATACGCGATGAAGCTCTCCCAGTTGCGCACTCTGCTCAATCGCAGCCAGAAGGAGCACATGGCGCTTCAGGGAATGGGCTGGGCGCTGGGCGTGGCGCTCTCGATGGCAAAGCCCGGTGGCTCGGTGGCCGAGCGCCTCCCTTCCATCCAACTCGGCGACGGACTGCCCGACGACGCGCTCGACGGTGCCCAAGAGGTCAACTTCTTGCGCATGGCGACCGCGGCCTCCACCGAGACGCTCGTCAAGACGATTCACTCGACCTGGAGCCAGGAAGAGGTCGACGCCGAGGTGTCGCGCATCGAAGCCGAGGGCTTCGTCGGCAAGGGCATGGGTTCTGCCGGCGCGCCGCTTCCGGCTGGGCTGAAGGGCCTCCTCGACTCCAGCGCTGACGACAACCAGAAGGCAGGCGATGGCCGAGACTCCGGCGCCACGTCCGTCTGAGGGTAACGAGCAGGACCGCGCTCGCACTCGACGCGACAAGGCCCTGGTCAAAGCCATCATCGCCCTGCTCGCCGCAGGTGCCGAGGGCTACGGCCTTGTCGTGGGCATCCGCGCCGCGCTCATCACCTGGGGGCTGCCCATCGAAGTCGCCGCATGGCTCGCCGATCTCGTCTCCAGTCAGACCGAACCTCCTGACCTCGGCTACGGAACCCCCGGCCCGATGGCGCTCGCCGAGGAGACACAGGCCCGCGCGTGGCGCGCCATCTACGCGCTCGGGGCGGCCCAGCGTCTTTCGGAAACCGAGGACCTGGACCGCGCCGAGCATGTGGAGGAGGGCTATTTCGCTCGCCACCTCGCGGCTGAGGAACGTCGACAACGTGCGGCGACCCTGGTTGACATAACGAACAATCTGTTGGGTGACCGCACCGAGGAACAAGAGGGCAAGGTCCCACTGCTTGGCTGGCGCGCAGTCATCGACGCGAGGACCACGCCAGAGTGTTCGTGGGCCAACGGCCAGAACTTTCGCGCCGATAAGATGCCAGTCATAGGGCTACCTGGAAGCGTCCATCCTCGCTGTCGTTGTACCTCCGGGCCAAGTATCCCTGGCGCTCCGCTCATTCCGAGTCTGTGACCGTACCCCCTTCCCTAACCGCGAACGTGCGTAGTCTCGCTGTGACCGCGACCTGGGAGCAGAATGGCTGAAGACCGCCTCACCCGGACGTGCGATAGCTGCAAAGCCTCTGACTCGCACGCCCACCATGTCCAGTACGTCGCCGGGTTCATTCACCCCGTCACCAAAGAGAACATCGACCTCTCGATCCATAAGCACATCCAGTGCTGTGCGAACGATGGCTGCGAAATCTGCAAGACCGACGTGGAGTTTGCTGCGGACAAGTCGATTGGCGAGGCTTTCAACGCTCATGTTCAAAACAAGTCCGACGAACATCTCCAAGCGCTCACCGACCGCCACGGCATCTCGACACCTATCTCGGAACCAGTGGTTGCCTGATGGGCGCCCTCGTTCAAGTCGAAGCCGACGCCCTCCTCGACGCCTCATCGGGCACGACAACCTACACGAACCCGACGACCCCCATCAAGGTCCGGTTGAACACTGCTGTCGGCTCCTCCACCGCCGCTGGCACACAGGTCACCGGGGGTTCCTACGCCGCCCAGACCCTCACGATGTCTGCGGCCTCCGCCGAATCGAATACCTCGAGCGGCGCTCTCACCTACACCTCGATGCCCGCCGTGACGGTGACCTCGGTCGACGAGTTCGACTCCGCAGGTACGCCCATCCGTCGCTGGTGGGGTTCACTCACTACGCCCAAGACCACCAACTCGGGCGACACGTTCTCTATCGCGGGTGGTTCGTACACCAAGACGCTGAGTTAGCCCCGTGACGACGTGGCTCGTCGCGACCGGCGTCGGCTCGGATGCCAACGGTGGGACGTCAATCGCTGTTCGTTCTACGGGCACCGACGGCATCGCCAACTCCGTCGCAGGCACGACAAAGTTCACCTCCATTGGCGCGACGTGGACCTCGGCTGACATCGGACACGCCATACGTGCGTCCTCGGGCACGCTGACTCGACTGATCACGGCTGTCCAAGCCGCCCAATCAATCGCCACGGCTGTAACGGCAAACGGTCTGACCACCTTCACGTCCGTAGGGCTGTTCAACGCCACCATGCTGGGCTGTGCCGTCTCCGGTCCGGGGATCGCTGCTGGCACGTACATCAGCGCCTACACCAGTTCATCGTCGATGACCCTTTCGGCTGCTGCGGGCGCTGGTTTTGGTTCGGGCTCTGCCATCATCGGGCCGCTCCTCACCACCACGGGGACTACCGCTTTCACTTCCGCCACCGCTCAAACCTGGAACGTTGGCGGCATGAAGGCCACACTGAACCAATGCCTCGTCACAGCTTCAGGGCTGAAGAACGTCCTCGCGGCAGGAGACCTCATCTATGCAGGGGCAGGAACGTACCGCGAGACCGTCGCCAACGCAGTCTCTGGTTCGCAACTCTCCACCACCTATAACGGTACGAACGGGTCATCACTCGCCACGCTCGGCTCGGTCATCACTCTGACCTCTGTTACCGGACTCGTCGCTCCACCTTCCGGTTACTACAACCAAGGCTCCGTCGTCACCTCTGCCGGAGTCGTCGGTTTCACATGGACCGGCATCTCTGGTTCGACCTTGACCGGGGTTACGTTCCTCACCAACAACACCGTGACCTCAGCGGCGACGGTGGCGAGTTCGGCAACGCTTCTGGTCTCTACGCCTATCTGGGTCATTGGGGATGTGGACGGAGCGCAGACAGGACAGGCGGGTCAAGTCGTTCACTCGGCCTACACGACGAATGATTCCAGCGTGTCAAGTGCCACGGTTCTCGTAGCGTTGGCTGCGACAACGAATGTCAGTTTTGCGTTGATGACGTTCGTGAATGGGACGGGCGGCATACTCACTTCAACGGCGGCGGCGGCGGTCGCGTGGTACTCGTTCATCGACTGCACCTTCAACGGGCTCACCAGTAACGTGAACTTGATTCTTCTCGCATCCTCCACCACCGGGCTCGCTATGGGGACGATGTTCGACCGCTGTCTGATCGTAGGCATGCCAAGTGCGCTGTGCATCCGGTTCTCGTCCCCCACCACGGCCTCGGGCTCCGCCGACTTCGACCTGTTGAGCATGGTGCGTAACTCAATCATCATTATCAACGCGGGAGTCGCGGTGGAACTGGCGGCGACCGGAACCGCAGCATTCTCTCCCGGTGGGGTTCGCGTCTACGACTGTACGATTTTCGTCGGTGGGTCGTCCTGTGTGACGACGACCCCGGTCTCTCACGTTTCGACAACCGTCCCAGCAGAAGTGCATGGCTGTCTTCTAATGAGTGCAGCGTCACCAATCACAGGCGCGACCTCCGGTCAAGTCGTCGGCTCCTACAACAACATGTACTCGTCAACTGCGCTCTCTGGCTACACGCTCGGGACCGGGGACGTATCAAACACATCGGGAGGTTCAGCCACCTATCGCGCCCCTCTCCTCGAACTCGGTCAGTCCTTCAAGTGGGCGATGGGCACGGTACGTCCGTTCATGGCACCGGACGGCGCAAGTTCGCCACTTCTCGGATTCGGGGCGAGCGCGAACGGACCACAGAGCGTGGACTGGTTCAACCGCCCACGCCCGAGCGGAGGGAAGTCTGCGAGCAACGCTGTTGGATTTGCGGAATTTCACGACTTCGGGATTCAAGACACGGTGGTCTTTCCGAGTGGGCAGACGTCGAGCGCGAAACTCATCGGACCGGGGGACA